TTATCACCGAATTGAGTTTGAAGTCCTTTATTTTTAAGTTGATACGTCAATCCAAAGATTGCATCCTCAGCTGAACGCCATGCAACAACCGGTTGAATAAACAAAACAAGAGCTTCCTCTTCAGGTGTCAATGTCTGAGCATTGTATGCATCGAGTAAATGCTCATAAAAGACAGTACCAAGGATTGGCATCACTCTCAATTGTGCTTGAGTCGCGATATATGGTGTCACATCAGTCACATCCACATTGGCAGTGATTGGTGTATTTGTTTTTAAGTATGTTTCAGTGATAAAATACAACATTATGCGGTCGGTGTTTGTGTGGATGGAACTACATCACCGCCTTCAACCGGAGCCAAGGCAGCTAATGCACGAACTTCATTTGTGGTCATTGTGTTAAGTACCTTGGTTGCTACCAATGGACTCATGGCATTCAATGCGTCTTGTGTTTTGGATGCATCACCTTCCACCTCAACAATTGTTTCATTGATGATTTGGAAATTGTTGATGATAAATTCACCTTGTATTTTTGCAATTCGTATTATCTCGCTGAAGATATCCTGAACTTGCTCTCTCAATGGCATCACTACATTCTTCTCGAATATCACATATGCTTGTTTGATATCACTACCACTTCCAAGTGAGCCGGTTGTTCGCACTCCCATCAGTATCGGATCTATTGTGTGAGCGAAGCAAATCTGTTCAGTATTCAATCCGGATGCTTCCTGGAACATCTTATCATTTTGATTTGTTGGAATAGCTTCAATTTTCGGCATTTGGTCTTGACCATTGGCAAAGAATGCGACTGCTTTTCCCGCATTTGCTGCTCCTTTCATCTTATCCATGGTGGAACGAAGTACATTCTTCTCCTCTTCCGACTGTGGTCGCTTAGGGAACATCATCGCGAATGATGGGAAAACACTGTTCTGAATATTAGATTTTGAGAAGTAACTTAATTCACCTGAGAGATATGCAAAATTAAGTGCTGATGTGTATTTTGGAAGCGGATACCATTCTTGACCCAAACACTCAACCTCATAAACAAACAATTGACAATTATCAGTACATGTTGGATGATGTTTGTTTATTTTACGAATATCAATTGATGTTGACCAATCATCACAAATAAAGTAGATATATGGGTCAACTCCTCTTCTCACTTTTTCAGGAGATATATTCTCAATGCGTGTGAGCTTCATTCTCTCATCGAAGTACAATTCAAAATAAACGCGATTGTGTACAATCAATTGTTCGGTTGTTATCCGAACTGTCTTTTTTAAGCGAGATTTTTTCTCGAATGTATATAAGTCAAGTAATTCTTTCGCGGTTGTTGTGGTTGCTCTCAATTCAATCCCTCCACCAATTACTGCATTGGTCTTATAATCAACGATACTTCCATGGAGTGGGGATGAATATACCAATTGATTCAATACGCTTGGAAATAGATTGCCTTGACCAAATGGAATGTGTCCAGTTGTTTGATGCCTTCCATTAACGTAGGGAAGAGATAAATTTCCATGTCCAATATTTAGGAATGGAGTTGAAAAAGATTGATATCCTTCCACAACTTGAGGTGATTCATTTTTTGTTGCCTTAAATCGGTCAAATATTCCCATGTTAATCGTATATTGAGTTTTGTATTGCACCACTTACAACCATTCTTCCCTCTTCAATTACCACTCCGGTAGTGTCTTGTATGGATGTTGGTGGAATCATTGATTCATATACTTGATATCGGTATTGTCCTTTGACCAATGTGACATCAACTGGCTCATCAAGGTAAAAAAGATTGAATCTTTCTCGCCAAGTTGACATATCTGATGTTGTGAATAGGATTGGAGCATCAGTTGTATCCATTTCATTCTCAAAAACGAATAAATAATAAGGATTCGAGAAGGTACTTACCTCAGTTAAAGTCAGCACAATTGAATTAATCTCACCTTTATCAATGTAAATCATATATATATATTATGAAAACCTCGAAAAATGTTTATAAAAAAAGCCACCCTTAATGGATGGCTCTCTTTTTCTAGTGTATTAATTAAATAACTAATGCCGGAACGATTGATGGGTCAACCTCATATGCAAGATAGTCATTCTCCGCAATCAATGTTACGGAATATTTGCTACCATCTGCACGATTTTGACCTGATCCCTCACCAACTGCACTCAATTGCAAATATGGGAAGTACCAAAACAAACCATTTGCATCTTGGATGATTGCATTCAAGTATTGTTGTCCAGCTCCAAGCACTTTAATTGCTTGAGATTTCGCTTGGTCGCGACGATGGAACATCAATGTAATTGTTGCCGTTACATATGAGCTACCATTGACAAGGTCAATTGCTGCATCTTCGGTGTAACTTCCGGTGTTTCTGCGGATTTCAAATTCAGTGTATAAATCACCACCTGTTATTAGGTTGATATCATTGATTCTCCATGTGTTTGGAGATGACCCCAAAACGATGTTGTCAATGTTATCTTGTTGGTTGATATATACCTTGAAAATCCCACCACTGTTGTTCAAACATGATTTGACAATGGTTTCTAAATTTTCACAAGCCATTTTTTTGTTGTTTTAAATATTTAAAAATAGAGGGGAGTATCTCATCCCCTCATGATATGTTATTGACTAGTCGCGACAAACATTGTAGATAACAATCTGCGAAGGATTCGTGTAAGCAAATCCAGCTTTCAAGTTAGCACGTGTACGCAAATATGGCTCAGCAACTGAATCAGCTAAATTAACCGCTTTCAACGCTTTTGAATCACCTTCAGCATCGAATGCATAGATTAAATCAGTTTTCAATGCAAGTACCATCGTGTTGATTGGCATACCTTCAGCAACTACAATCTTGATTCCCAAGAATGTTGGAGCTAATGGAGCAGTAACGTATGTCATTGTATTACCTGAAGCCGCAGCAATTTGGTAGTTAACGAATACATCCGGAGAAACGAACAAACGAAGGTCAGCACGTTTTGACTGAACTGCAGCTGGAGATGCTTTCAATACCAATGTCATTTGAGCAATAACATTTGCTTGAGTGATTGCACCATTGTACACACCATGAACAGCTACATCAGCACATAATTTTTTTAAGTAACCATCACACAATGATAAAACTGGATTTGTTGAATCCGTATCACCTTGCCATCTGATTAACTCTAAATCGTTACCGATACGAGCTGCCATTTCTCCCCAGTAGTAATTCATGAAAGAGAATACACTGAAATCACCGTTAGATCCTTGTGACATTTGCAATGCCAAGAAAGATTGCTCGATATCGAATTGACAAATTTGACTCATTGCTGATAAAGCACATACGTCGATTGTGATTGCATCCAATTGGTCGTTTGGTGCAGTAAAGTTACATGAACTTTCAGCCAATAAGTTACCAAAAGTAACAGTTGCCAATTTAGTTGCTGATTTGATACCTGGTAAAGTGCGGTAGTTATCCGCGATATCTTCAGTTAAATACGCACGAGAGTAGAACTCATCTGGGTTTGGGCAAAGAAGTGCATTAGTTTCGACTTCTAAGTTGAATTTTAAATTTCTCATTTTGTTTTTTATTTATTAATTGTTATTTATTACTAGATCTAAATGCTTTGAATTTGTCGAATGTTGACATCTTCACTTCCTTAGTCATTTCCATTTGATTTTCTGCTTCAGTTTCAGCAGCCAATGACTCCTCCATTTGATTTCTCAAATCGGCAATTAATGCGATGATTGCTTTGTCACGCTCATCAAGTAAAGGTGTTACGATTGCAAGGATTGCTTCTGAATCAGTAGCCGGGTCAATAGCCATCTGCTCATCAACAACGGTATCCTCAACAACTGGACCTTCTTCTTCAATAACTGTATCCTCAAGTGCTACTTCTTCAAGTGCTACTTCTTCCATTGCTTGGTCAGCAACAGGTGCATCCTTAATCTCAACAACTTCTCCATCTTTTACGACATAGATTTTGCCTTCAATCAGATGTTCTCCATCAGGTAATTTCATGCTATATTTATTTAATTGATTACTTAATTTTAATCCAAGGAATCCTTCGATTGAGAATCCAACTTGGTCATTGGCAACCAATTCAGAATAATACTCTTTATCAGTTATCTGAGCAGTCACCATAAGTGTTCCTTTTGGTACTTCAATGCCGAATGTACTGAATGCCTTATCTTGTTTTGGATTGTCAACCACCCACGTTTCAAGGATATATGCCGGAACTGTCTTGGATGTGTCATGCTCCAGGTTGAATAGGTCACGATTACGAAGGTCACTCATGAACTTCTCGTGAATCTTTGCGATTGTTTCCTCAGTAAACTGCACATAGTATTCTCCCTCTTGGTCATCTTTACGATATATCTCCATAGGTATCATTGCGGGTGCAGTGATTCTATATTTTAAGTCATCAGCAAATACCATGCGTTGAGCTTGATTGAATGCCATTCCTTTGACTTTTATTGCGGGTTGTGAGGTGAATGCAATTTGTTCAATACCTAAATCCTCCCCATCAGAATACTCCGGGTCGATTGTTATTTTGTAAATTGGCAAATCTTTGGTCATGTATATATTAAAAAAATTGTAAATTTGTTCATAAATCGATACACATGATAAAAATTTTTGAGAGGGAAATCCCCAACAAGATGGATGAATTGACCATTGAACAATTCGAGAAGGTAACTGAAATCACCAACAACAAGGAACTTGACAATATCGAGAGATATGTAAAGCTATTTGAATACTTTGGCGTGAAGGAATCTGAATGGGATGAGAATGATGTTGAACTATCCGAGTTTATTGAGAAGGTGAAGGAATTCAACTCTAACAATTATGAGGTGAAAGATGCAGTTGAGTCATTTGAATTGGAAGGATACACATATGAAGCTCAGATGAAGCTCTCAGTAAAGGATACCAAGATAATTGAGAAGATAGTGAATAACAAATCATCCAATTGGATAAGTGATTTGATGGCATTGATGTTCAAAAGAAGTGACCTCACATCCACTGAGCACTACGCTGAAGCTCATTTGAAACACAAATCAAAACTATTCAAACAATTGAAAGCGGAAATCGCAGTACCTTACCTGGTATTCGTTACCGAAAAAATCTCAAGCCATGCAAAAACTCAATCTGCCGAAGCATTGGAGTCAAATAACGATTGAGCAATTTATTGAGATAAGGTCATTGAATATTGAGGATGGAACTTTGCAGTACAATACTGAATTGCTTTCCATCCTCTCTGACCTTCCACTTGAGCATTTTGACGATATGGAGTTGGATGAACTCCAAGATATCACCAAGGAACTTACATGGATGAACTCAGAGCCATCCAAAAGATACCAACATCAGCTCAATGAATTTAAGCTCAAGCCATTTGTTGACATCACTCTTGGTGAATTCATCACATTGGAAGGATTTGTCACTGATGACTATATCAAGAATCTCAGAAACATATGTGCAATCCTCTACCGGAAAACATCCATTGATGAATGGGGGAATGTTATCACTGAGCCATACATATTTAAATCAAGTGAACGAGTACATCTATTCGATGATTATCCCATCACATCAGTATTTGGATTGATACCTGAGTACCTCCAATTTAGACAATCATTTTTAGACAGTCATGCCAATCTAATGACCGAATCATTTGATGATGATGAGGAAATTGATGATCCCGAAGAGCGAAAAGAAAAGGAACAGGAAATGAAATCTTCCAAATGGGGATGGGAGCAGTTGATATGGACAATGTGTAATGGTGACCTATCAAAGTTTGATGCGATTACCGATACCAAATTGGTATTGATATTCAACTTCCTTGCAATGCGAAAAGAGTTGGAAATCTAGTAATCAAGTGCATCCCAAAACTCACCGAATAATGGCTCAAAATCATAAATGACCTTTACTTTTTTTCTAAGCAATGAGCCAAGCTCCAGGATAGGGAACTTCTGAGCAAGTTTTGAAACGTATTGCCCATACATTTCTGATATCAATCCTTGCTCTTCTAATCTTCGGTTGAATTTCCTAACCAAATCAAATGGAGCAATACTGATTGTACCATTGTTTAGGAATCCAAAGTAATATGCTGCGACAATTTGTATGCGGAGATTGCCTTCAGTTGATACCTTGGCATTGATACGGATGGAATCATATAAGGTACGTGTGTCAATAAGTCCTTCCTCAACGATTATTTTCTTTAATACATTAGCAACCTTCCTCCTGGTTGGATAAAGGACATTGAATTCTCCGTTATTCTTATAAACTCCCATACTTATATATTAAGTTTAATTGCCTATTTGTTTAGGAACTTGGCAATCAGTCCATGATGGAAGTACAAATGTAATGTTCATCAACCATCCTGCTGCGTAATCCAATAGGTCATTGTTCAATGGTGTAAAGGTAGGCAATCCTTCCACATCAAAATCAGTATCAATCAACGAAAATGTGTAATTTAGATACAAGTCATTTAGGATTTGTTGGCAATCGGATAGAATTGTAGTGATATTTGCACGATCCTTTTGGATAATATCAAAGCAATATATCTCTAGGTTGAATAAGTTCACGTTATCACCCGCAATCACGTCAACCGGTACGATATAAACAAGTGGATATTTCTCATCCTTGGTTGCGAAGTTGAACAATTGCTCCTTGAAATCAGTACCTACCTTTTTAACTTGTAAATGTGCGGTATAGAAATCAATTATTTCATCGATTAATGCTTGATAACTTATCATAATTCTGCTGATTTTTTAATTTTATCTACTTTATTCTGAGTCGATGTGATTTCAGTTTCACTCACAACTGCGGTTACTG